TCCAGAAGAACAAGGAGAAGGAGAGCAAGAGGGTCAAGAAACTGAACAACAACCAGGTCCTAACTTAGGCGAATTAGAAGATGGTGACGTTACTAATCCTTCAGTCACACAGGCACAACTTAATTCTCCTGGAACAATAAGGAATCAAGCAATCAAACCTGAACTTGAAAGTATATTGCAAAATGCCGCTACAGCAAGTGGACTTAATGTTGTTGTATTCAGTGGCGGTCAACCAGAATCTGGTAAACGTACAGGTACAAGAAGACATGATAATGGAGCGGCGGCTGATATAAGACTACAAACTGCAAGTGGTAGAACTTTAAGTTTGAACAATCCAGCAGATGTTCCGCTAATACAAAACTTTTTGTCTGAAGCCAAACGTGCAGGTGCAACAGGTATTGGTGCTGGTAACGGCTATATGGGTAATAATGGATTTCATGTAGATATTGCCGCAAAATTTGGACAAGCACCTGGCGGTAGTCCTTATTGGGGAGGATTGCCAGATGCAAATGGCAGAATTAGGGCTAAAAATGCACCACAGTTTTTAAAGGATATTATGACAGGATAATGATATGACAAGGTATTCAGGAAGCAATAACATAAATCGAGGTTTTCAAGCAGGTTATGATGCGTCAAAATCTGTTAACGGTCTTCAAAAGTATACAGGATTGTATATTGCAAAAGTTATTGATATTGTAGATGATAGATATGAAGGATTTATGCATGTTGAACTTGTTGGTGAAAATTTTGCAGGTAGTGTTGATAACAAAGACGAAAGGCAAAAATATCATCGTATAAGACGTTCAAGTCCTTATGGTGGATCATATCAATATGCAAACGCTACAAATAGTTATGGTATGAGCAGTCACCCTCCAGCACCAGGAAGTCAAATCCTAGTAGCTTTTCCTAATAACAGTGATGTAGGAGTGATGGTAGGTGTGCTTCCAGATGTTACTAGAAATGCTAGTGTTCCTAGTAATCCAGCGGCTTTTGTAGACAGCGAATCAGACACAATAGGCCCTACATTAGATCCTAGTGTCAAAAAAACACAAGATAAAAATAAACGACCTAGAGCATCAGGAATGACTGTTAAAGAAAGTGAAGAAAACAGTGATAAAAGCAAAGATGGTGAAGCTCTTACAAAACAAGGCACTGGTATAGACAGCCTCAGAGGATTAAGCAGTAGTAGCCAAAGAAGAGAAAGTCCAACACAAGTATTTGGATTTAACACTCCAGGCGGACATAGTTTTGTAATGGATGATGGAACTCTCCCTAATAGTGAAACTTGTTTAACACCAGATAAAGATCGAAAAGCTGGATTAAGTAATTTAGTGAGACTTGCTAGTCAAGGTGGCGCACAAATACTAATGCATGACGGCACTGGTATGATTTACATAATCAATCAAAGTGGCAGTAGTTGGATTCAAATGAGCAATGATGGCAAAGTAGACATATATGCCGAAGATGCGATTAGTATGCATACCAAAACAGATTTCAATTTGTATTGCGAAGGTAACTTTAACTTAGATGCTGATGCAATTATTATGAAAGCAAGAGGATCAGATGGTGCAACAATAGAAACTACAACAGGTGAATTTAATTTACATGCTAACAAAGATATAAAATTGACAACAGATTTGAATGGACATATTAAAGCATCAGGTAATATGAGAACCACAGCGGCATTAATTGATTTGAACGGACCAGAAGCTACTGCGGCAACTAAAACAGTAACAAATAATTTAACAGTGAATACTTCAGTCAAAGAAAGTGTTGTAGGAAGAGTGCCTGAAGCTGAACCTTGGGGAGGTCATTCAGAAGAACAAGAAATGTTACCACAAGTTGCAAGTGCTACAACTGAATTTACTGCTAAAGATGTAGATATGTCAAGTATTAACAACAACCAATCTCCCAATGCAAGTGCAAATGCTACAAGTTCAAATTCTAATTCAGTAAATCCAAGGAAAACAGGACCACGGTAATGGATACAGTTGAAAACAAATTTAAAAAAATATGGAGTGATTTTACTGTTAAAGATGAAACAGCATATACCACACAATTACCTTTGGAAAATGTTACTTCAAGTGAAAATGCAAGACTATTGGCATTAAGTTTCTTTAACAGTTACAGTGGATTTGATACCACAGCATATGGCGAAGGTGAATATGACACAGGACTAACAGAACAGCAAGCATTTGATCTTTGGCAAGAAGAGTATAATAAACAAGAGTTACTTGCTAAGAGTCAGTTGATAGCTAATAATGTTGCTACTATGAGTAGAAGTGCGTATGACGCCATTATATTGTATCATTGGGCTACAGGCAAATTATTTCAAAGTATACAAGGCGCCATTGAATATAATTTATTAAAACCTTTACGCTCATTTGACTATGAAACTGTTGCTAATATGATAGTCAATAGTACTGTGAATAAAGATTTATGTATAAAGATTGCAACTGTTTTAAGATTAGCAGATTATGGCAAACCAAAAGACAGAACTTGGTATAGGAGTAGAGGTGTTTTTAATATGAGAGATATTAATGAAAAAGCAACACTTGATACAGATCAATTACGCAGAGCTAGATTCGCTTATTATGCCGAAACACAAAAGTTTTTACCTTTTACTCCAGAAGGAAAGCAAAGACAAATAGTCAAAGACTATAATGATACACTTATAGTGCAAAACTTTACATTTAGTGGAACAAGTACGTTTACTTTAGCTAAATCTGTGAGTATGAGTCCAATTGAAAAACTAACAGTGACTATAAATGATAACATTCAACAGCATTTATTTGACTTTACTGTAGATGGAACTACACTTACAATCACTGAGAGTATGAATACCGGTGATTTAATAAAAACAACTATTAAAATATAAACTGAGTATTTAATTTTACCATAAATAATAGTATGGTAACCTATATCGGATATAGCACAATAGACAGTATTAGCGGTGCAAAAACACTTACAGATACTGACCTTGCAAAGCGTGATTTACTCAATCACTTTTATACTCGTCGTGGAGAAAGAGTAGGAAATCCTACTTTTGGCAGTATACTGCCTGAATTAGTATTTGAGCCTTTAGATGAAATGACAGAGCAAGAAGCAAAAGATGATGTTGACAAAATAGTTAACAATGATCCACGCTGGAATGTGTTAGAAACGCTATTAAGCAAACCAACTGAACACAGTTTAGAGATAAAGGTTAGATTAGAATACGTTGATACAGGAACAGCAGAAGAACTGTTGCTTAATTTTACAGGTGAGGAATAATGGCACAAGGCGCACGTCAAAGTAGTTTATTTGCCGCTGAAGATTTTACAGTAGCATACGAAAGTTTTGCTCAAGCAAATCTTAAAGCATACGATTTTGAAACAATCAGAACAGCAATGGTCGATTACATTCAAACTAACTACCCAGAAAATTTTAATGATTATATTAATTCAAGTGAATTTATAGCACTAATTGAATTGATTGCATTCCTAGGACACAACCTAGCATTTAGAGCCGACTTAGGACAAAGAGAAAACTATCTAAGTACAGCAGAACGTAGAGAAAGCGCCTTGCGTATTGCTGAATTCTTAGGTTACACTCCAACCAGAAATGTAATAGCAAATGGATATTTAAAAATTGACAGTGTGCAAACAGATGAACAGGTATTTGATGCAACAGGCGAAAGTCTTGCAAATGTTGTAACGCAATTTGAAGATGTAACAAATCCTGCAAGTTATCAAAACTTTTTAGCTATTATGAATAGCATTTTTCAAAGCAGTAGTCAATTTGGATCGCCTTTTAGTAAAACAGTAATTGAAGGAGTGTCAAACGAAGTTTATAGAACAAACAGTACCAACAACAAAACCAGTAGAGAGTTCTCAAATAAAATTAATAATGCTAATGCAACATTTAGTTTGTATAGTCCAAGTATTAATAGCACTACAAATGCAATTATAGAAAAAACACCTGACCCATATGCAGTAGTTGATTTACTTTATAGAAATGACAATAGCGGATTTGGGTCACCTAATACTGGATTTTTTGTAGGTTTTAAACAAGGCACACTTAACTTTAAAGATTTTCAAATCGACAACGGACTGCCAAACTTGTCAGTTGATATCAACAGTGATAATGTAGCAAATGGCGAAGTATGGGTGCAGACCATCGACGAAATAGGTCAAGTTTTAAAAACATGGACTAGGGTAGATAGACTATTTGGTGCTAACACTTTGTTCAACGCAAGACAAAATAAAATTAGAGATATTTACAGTATTAGTAGTAGAGAGAATGATCAGATTAGTATTCTTTTTGCTGACGGCAGATTTGGAAATATTCCACGCGGTACTATAAGAGTTTGGTATAGAACAGGACTAAACAGAACGTATAATTTAACACCTGACAGTTTTAACAGTATTGGTTTTGGTGTAACATATATTAACAGAAGTGGAAACACACATCAAGCAAGATTTAGATGTAGTTTAAAAAGTGTTGTAAGCAATGCAAGTGAGAGAGAAAGCCTTGCTAGTATTAAAGCAAATGCTCCACGTTTCTTTACAACGCAGGATAGAATGGTAACAGCAGATGACTATGCTATTGCACCTCTTACAGCAAGTGAGAACATTAGAAAAATTAAAAGTATTAATAGAGTACACAGTGGACACAGTAGGTTCCGTGATATCTATGATCCAACAGCAACATACAGTGATGCAACACAGTATGCTGATGATGTATATCTTTATGAAAATGGAATCACATCAAGAAGTGTTGTAAGTTTACCTACAAGTTTAAACGGAACACAAATATATGACAAATATGTAAAACCAATGCTTTCAGATCCTGAGATATTTAATTTTTATTACAACAGACAGGGTTATAGTTCAGCAACGCACAATGCATTTAAAGACTTTAATGATACAACTGATGGTATAACATTTTTTAATGCAGACGGCAGTGACAGTAATGTGTATAGATGGAATCAAATTACAAAAGGAAGTGGAACCTGCAGTGGTTATATAACTTATAATAGTATTATTCAAAGAATGGGACAAACAACCACTAGCGTACTAAAGAAAGCAGACATCAATGGATTAGTAGAATTTATTGATGCACCTTATAAAATGGGATATATTAGCAGTGCTAGTGTTACAAGCGGCGGCAGTGGATACACTAGTACTCCTAGTGTGGTAATTACAGGCAAAGGCGTAGGTGCTACAGCAACTTGTACTTTTGCTAATGGACAAGTAACCAGCGTAGCCATTACAAACAGCGGTAGTGGATATGATCAAAGTACTAATATCACTATTACAGGTGGCGGTGGTACAGGTGCTACAGTAAAAGGTGTTATACTTGATGCAAAAACACAATTTGTTAAAGTAGACAGACTTTATAAAGATGGATTAGGAGATGATGACAGTGCTGGAGCTCCTACAGGTATAGACAATACAGGAAAAGGCAGTATTGTTTTAGGAGATGTTGTAGGAAGTGGAAGTAGAATACGCAGACTAGTGCCTAGACTAAGCACAGACTTAGATGCAACGACAAGGTCAAATTTAATTTCTAAAATTAACAGCAACAATAGTTTTGGATTGCGTTACAATGCGGCAAGTCAAA